ATATGATAATTGGCCTATCGTAATTGAAGGAACATCATTTGAGTTAAAAGAAGGTGATGCAGTTTTATACGCAGGTTGTGATCAAAAACATTGGAGACCAGGTATTTACAAAGGAGAAGGAATGGCTCAAGTATTTTTACATTATGTAAATCAAACAGGACCTAACAAAAAATATGCTTATGATAGACAAAACAGTTAATATAACTAATTTTATTGGAATATATGATAATTACATTACCAAAGAAGAATGTAATAGAGCTATAAAATTATATGAAGATCAAAACAAATTTAATAAGACAGTAAATAGACTTGATTTTGAACAAGCACCTATACTACAAAAACAAGATCAACAATACTTTGCAGCACCAGACAATATAGATATATGGTGGGAAGAGTTAAAACCCCTTATGGTAAATTTTGATTTGGCTTGGAAACATTATGAAAAAAATGTTGGAGCTGCAGATTCTTACGGGATATCTGATTTTAAATACACTTCTTTAAAAATACAAAAAACTTTACCTACAGAAGGATATCATGTTTGGCATTTAGAACATAGCAAAGGTTTTGAAAATGAATGTAGAGCTTTTGTTTTTAGTATATATTTAAACGATGTTGAAGATGGAGGAGAAACAGAATTCTTACACTTTTCTAAAAGAGTTAAACCTAAAACAGGTAGAATAGTTATATGGCCTGCTGCTTTTCCATATGTTCATAGAGGAAACTCTCCATTGTCAGGAGAAAAATATATACTTACTTCTTGGATGATGTTGAGATGATAAAAATAATAGATAATTTTTTTGAAGATATTTTATTTAAAAATATTCAAAATCATGTAACAACAAAACTATCTTTTGAACCTAGGTTTTTAATAGATAGTAAAGAAAAAAATAAAAATTCTTATTATGGAATGAGATTTGTATTAAACAAAGACCCTAATTTATTTAAAACTTTTATCGATCAAGCAGAAAAAAAATTTAAAATAAAGATTAAAAAAATACATAAAGATTGTGGTGTAGATATAAGAAATTTAGACAATTTCATACCTCATACAGATAGTGCAATAGGAGCTAAAATAAATATTTTAATAATGTTAAAAGGACCAGCTGCTAATACTAATGGAACGGTTTTTTATCACGGAGATGAAAATAATTGGGAATTAGATATTCATGTGGGTTTTAGAGAAAACAGAGCTATTTTATTTCCTTCAGATTGGATACACTCTGCCCACGCAAATAATCAACCAGATTTAAAAAGATATTCGGCTAGTTTATTTATAACTAATTATGAAGAAGAATAAGAAGTAGGTCTTTCACCTAATCTAGCAATTTTTTCAGCTTCAGTTTCATCTTCCGCATTATCATTATCCCAATTGCTTTGTATTTTTGCTAAATGAGCAGCATCCCATCTTGAAATAAATTGACTATTAAAATCACCTAATCCAGCTGCATTCCAAGTTGCATGAGGAGTTTCATCTCTGTATTCTACTGAATCATTGTAATCATGATTATCGTTTTTATATTGAATTGCCCAAATGTTAGACCATTTAGAGTCATTCCAAAAAGCATCATCATCAATTACATAAGAACCTTCATCAGTTCCTTTTTTAACAATTGTTTTATCATCAAAAATTACTATCCAATCTGAATTTGTTGCCATAATTTCTCCTAAGTCTTAATTATATAAATTATTGTTAAATAAGGTTGTAATACTGATGTTGCATCACCAACAAAGTTTGCACTCATATTATGAGAGTGTCCTCCACCTGAAGGTGGATCTGAATCAGTAACAGATTCCATAGCACCAACGTGAAAACCTCTACTAATACCTGCTTGATATTCTCCGTAACCTGGTTGTCTAGTTCCTACATTGTGAGTGTGAGGAGCAAGTTGTCCTGATGATAAAGTTGCATTAGCTGTAGATCCCCCAACGTTTCCAGTTGAAGCTACAGTATTTGCTCCACCAGTCGATGCTAAAGCTTTGTTGTTAGATTTTCCAACCGGTACGTTGTCACCTAAATCTGGTACGTTAAATGTAGATGCACCATCTCCAGCTCCATAAGTTGTACCTACGATTGCAAATAATGCTGCGTAAGTTGATCTTGAAACAGCTGCTCCATTGCATTCTAAAAAACCTGTTGGCACTGATGCAGAAGACCACGGCACAATAGTAGCTGTAGGAATTCCCTCGATACCTGTAAGATCTGAACCATCAAAATTATATTTAGTTGCTTCGTAATTTGACATATTATTTCTCCGTGTAAGTCCATCCTACGTTTGCACCAGAGTAAACTAATCCAAACGCTGCACCCTCAGTATTTACTACTAAATCTGATGTTGCGTTAGCTATTTTAGAACTATTTCTTCCAACAGTCAATGCTGCAGTATCAAAAGTATATCTTGAATCTACAAAATTTACGATGTCGCCCACTGCAGGAGATGCCGGAAGCGTAATTGTCACAGCCCCACCATTTGTTTCTACAAAAAGATTAGCACCTGATTGAACTGTTTCTGCTGCACTTACAGTTCTCCAAATTCTCTCTTCAGTAAGTTTTACAACATTTGTTCCATCAGAAAATACTACGTAATTATTTCCTTCACAAAGTAATACACCAGTTCCTGAAGCAGTTTTAATTGTAAGAGTATAGTTAGCGTGATTAGTTCCATCTACAATATTATAGACTTTTTCTATACTGTCGGGAACCGTTACTACTCTATTTCCAGCTAATGTTCCTGTGAATTTTAAAGTTGCATTTCTTGCATTTGAAATAGTTGCATCAGTCATAGCAAGAGTCACATCCCCAGACGCTACATCTATTGCTTGATAACCTGCAACTGCTTGTTGCACTAAGTTTAAATTAGCGTTAGTTTTTGTTCCCCATGTACCAGCGTTTTCACCGGTAGCCATAAGTTCTAGTTTAAGATCTGATGAATATGTTGATGCCATTATTTATATTCCTTATTTTTGTTATTTATATTGGTTATTTATATTTAAGTCAAACATAATTATACAGGTGTTTTTCTCGTATATCCTGTGCTTGTTTTAGGTGTTCTTGTCGTGTATCCCGAACTTGTTTTAGGAGTAAGTCTTTCATAAGTACCTGGAAAAGATATTCCTGAAGCATTGAGACTAGATGTTAATTGTAGTCCTGTTAAAACTGCGTCAACAGTAAAGGATATTGTTGGGCTTCCAACAGACGATGTTGTGCTTAATCCAGTTAAACCTATTTGTATATCAGGAATATCAATAGAACCAACAGAAGATGTTGTGTTTAATCCTGTTGGAATTATGACAGGTGAAGAAGTTTGTACTAAAAAACCAACAGAAGATGTTGTTTCTACCCCTGTTAAATCATAAGCTGTTTCTATTGTAGGAGAACCTACACTTGAGGTTAGACCAAATCCTGATAATCCAACAATATCTTGATCAAGGTCTATTGTTCCTACACTAGCTGTTGCACTAACGCCTGTTATAGCTTGTGTAGAACTTATAACAAAACTTAAAGAACCAACACTAGAAGTTGCACTTACACCTGTTGGAGATACTATTGATTGTAAGTCTAAAGTTAAAGAACCAACACTAGAAGTTGCACTTACACCTGCTAGTTGTTCTAATTTATTAAATGAATCTCCCCATGGTTCTTCACCCCAACCATTTCTACCCCAACCAACTAAAGTACCTGCATTATCAAAACTTCCTAATTCAGAAGTCAATTCTAAGCCAGTTAAAGATGTAATTGAAGTTAAATCTAAAGTCGGTGATCCTACTGAAGAAGTTGTGCTTAAACCAGTTAATTCTGCAGTGACTCGTGCAGAAGCTTCAACAGTTCCCACACTAGAGGTCATACTTAAACCAGTTGGTGCAGCAGAATATTCTGCTCCCCAAGCAGAGTTACCCCATTGTTGTCTACCCCAACCTTGTTCAGGAAACACAGCTGGTGTGCCTAAAGCAGTAGACGCAGATACTCCTGTTAAAGAAACAGTTGTACCGTCTTGTTGTCCCCAAGAATTTTGGTTCCAAGGTAAAAGACCCCATGTGTCTGAATCTGGTGTGTTTGCCGTACCACCCATACCAGAGTGATATTGACAATAATAATAAAGTTGAGGTGCACTAGCTGCGACAGATATTTGTGTATAAGCTCCTGCTTGTCCAGGTGTGCCATTGTAAGTTACACCAGTAGTATATTCACTTCCACCACTATGTGTTCCATTGCTAGTTGTAGAAAATTTAAAAGGATGTCCACTGTTAGAACCAGCTGATTGATCAAATCTATAAGTAAAATTTTCAGCTAGATTTACTGTATCTTGTTGTACACCATCAATAAAATATTTATTACCGCCACCGGTACTAACTACCGTTACTGTAAAAGTTCTAGTAACGGACATCCGTCGCTACCTCTACGCTATACGAAGAATTGCGTTTGATGCGTCTGCTGCTGGGAATTGAATTGTAAAAGTTCCACTTGATACAGTTTTATCTCCACCAAATGCGATTGCACAAACTGCTCTATCAGCGTTTGTATCATTATAAATTAAACAACCATTGGCTGTAAATGAAGCAGAAGTAAAACTAACGTCTGCAAAATCACAGCATGCTGTGTCAGTTGATAAAGCTGGAGTTACACTTGTAAGTGCTGCACCACCCGCAGTATAAGCTGAACCTGATGTGTTTGATATTTCATTTGTTGCACTGTAAGCAGTTGTTGATTTATTTAAAGTTGCGGAACTTGTGTATAAAGCTATTTTAAATGCGTTTCCAGACGATGCTGTAA